CCGCCTTCAGTGCCATGGGTCTGTATGACACGACCCGCAAGAAGGAGTAGCGATGTGGAGCTCGAGCCGAAAAACACATTTGAGAAATTCATCCTCTGGTGCAAAAAGCATCATCTTGGTTGGCTTGCTCTTGCTGTTCTTGTTGTTGCCGTGTTCCTTGCGGGCAGAAAGTCTGCCGGATCCGGCTACCATGACCGACCAGGAAATAGTGGCGGAGATGCAGCAGATCTTGGAACGGCAGGAGAGCAGGTCGCAGCTGCAGCAGCAGGTGTTGCCGCAGGTGCAGCAGACCTTGAGCATATCGCCGCAGGACTTGAGGATTCTGGCGAGCAATTACAACCGGTGGTCGCTGGACTTGAGCAGGACAAGCGGGACCGTGACCGCCTTGAGCAGCTCCTTCTCGAACTTCGCAGAAGAGTCGGATCGGGAGATGGCGGCGCTGAGGCGGGAGAACACCTGGCTGAAGCTGGGGATCGGGGCGACAGCCGCGGCGGCGCTGACGGCGCTGGTGCTGGCTCTGGTGAATTAGGAGGGCGCTGATGGAACTGTCTACCATCTTCGGACTTGCCTCCGGGCTTGGTCCGACCATCACCCTGATCGTGCTGATCCTTGCCATAGGAGTCGGAATCGGCATTCTCATCTTCACCGTGAAGACCCTGGCGAAGTCGATCACCAACCAAAGCGAGGCGTTTACGCGCCAGATGGCCGAAGCCCGCGTGCGAAGTGATGAGCGTGATGCCAGGATCGAGGAATTGATAACGAAGCAGGAGGTGCGTATCTCCTACATCGAGACGCGCTATGCATCCAAGGAGGATCTGTACAAGGCCGTGGGCGGCTGGAGGCAGGAGTATCTCCACCTGAACCAGAGAATCGACCAGATCAAGGATATAAGGGAGAGGAATACATGAGTGGTTCCAAGATTGTCACCCCGTCCAGGCATGCGGTGCTGCGCGGCAGCATCCTGATGTTCCTGGTGGAGGTCTACCCCGAGCGCGTGGAGGAGCTGTCCATCGCGCAGATCAAGTACGAATACTACGAGTATTCGGACATCCTCAAGGCGCTCGCCTATCTGGCAGACCGCGGCTATGTTGACAAGGAGGAGAATCCCCACCCGGCACGCCCCACCAAGAAGGTGCGCATGTACCGCGCCACCAGCAAGGGCATGGATGTGGTCGAGGGAACCACCACCGACCCTGGTGTGCTTGTCGAGAAGGAGGTCTAGCATGGGACGGAGATCCAAGGCCGATCTGATGGGGATCATCGAGCGGATTGTCGAGATGTACGAGGCTGACAAGAAGTCGGTCCAGGAGATCGAGGATGTGCTGCGCGAGGAGGGATATGACATCTCGCGTGAGGCCATCAGGCGGTCTCTGAAGACCTCCAAAAGCGTTGCCGCCCAGTATACCAAGGCGGCCACCGAGGCGCGCGTGCTCATAGACACGGTGCGCGACAACCCCAATACGGATGTTGTCGAGATCACCACCAGCCTGTTGACCAAGCAGGTATTCGATTTTGTGCAATCGATCGACAGCCTCACCTTCGATGATCCCACCGACCTGATCGTGGCGGTAAACCGGTTGGCTGACGCCCAGACTAGGATAGCCAAACAGCGCCTGAGCTTCCAGAACGGCTACAACAAGGCCAAGAAGGATCTGGTGTCGCGTCTGCAGGCGGAGCTGAAGAAGCACCCTGACGTTCTTGACAGGATCATGGGGATTGTGACCACCTTGGAGGCCAAGGAATGAATGACCTGTTGGTGGAGATTGCCGGGCGGCCAACCGCCGATCGCAGGGAAAGCGACCTGCGCAAGGCGCGGGCAGAGGGTGATTTCCAATACTTCTGCAATACCTACCTGTCCCACTATTTCACCAAGTCCCCGGCTCCCTACCAGCTGGCGATCTACAAGGTGATCACCGAAGGCCGGGTGGATGCCGATGCTGCCATGAACCTTCGTAGGTGGACCCGAGAGCCGTACCGCAAGTATGTGCGCGCCACCGAGGGGCTGCGTGGGATCATCGACATGGAGCCGCGCGACCATGGTAAGTCGGTCCGCATGACCTTGGCCTATCCATTGTGGTGCGCCCTATATGCCAAGAGGCGTTTCATTGCGCTCTTCGGTGCCACCGACGACGATGCCAAGGGATTCCTGGAAAACATCAAGCATGAGGTGGATGACAATGAGCTGCTGGCCAAGGACTTCGGCGAGATGCGGGGACCCCAATGGGGTGCCGGGAAGATTGTGCTGGCCAACGGGGTGGCGATGATCGGCAAGGGCAAGGGGGCTTCGGCCCGCGGCTTGCGCCATCATGAGTCGCGTCCCGATCTGGTGGTCATAGACGACCTGCTCAAGGACGCTGAGGCCGACAGTCCGGACCAATGCGCCAAGGCGTATGGATGGATCAAGCGGACCGCGTTCAACCTGGGCAAGGATTCCTTCATCGTCATGGTCAATACCCATTTCAATGACCACGACCCGATCACCATGCTGCAGGATGAGGTGCTCACCGGAAAGCTGCAGGGATTCCTGGCCCTTCGCTTCAGCGCGCAGCTGGAGGACGGCACCCCGCTGTGGGAAAGCCGGTGGACCCATGCGGACCTTGAGCGAAAGCGTGCCGATGTGGGCGAGCTGGTGTATGACGTAGAATATCTGTCCTTGTCGGTGAACTCCGAAGGGCGCATATTCGACCCGGCATGGTTCCAGTATTTCGATATCAAGGACATAGACTTCACCAAGATGAAGGTGATCATGGGCGTGGATCCGAACGCCGAGGGATCCGATGACGCAGCCATAGCGGTCACCGCCCATGACCTGGTGCGCAAGATGAAATATGTGCTCGCCTGGTGGTCCAAGCCATACGGTACCCATATGGATCTTTTCGAGCAGCTTGTGCTCATGTATGAGATGTGGAATCCGGAGACCATCTACTTCGAGGAGGTGGCTTTCCAGCGGTTCTATAAGCAGTTCCTCCTGGAGAAGGCGATGGATCTTGGAATCATGCTGCCGTTGGCCGGGGCGAAGCCGGGCGGATCGTCCAAGAAGAAGCGGTGCATGCAGTACCAGCCCCATGTGCAGTCCGGTATCATCCGGTTCAACGAAACCTTGCGGCCGACCGATGAGATGTCCAGGCTTCAGGCGTTCCCCACCAAGGGCGTGAACGACGGTATTCCGGACGCAGTCTATTACAGCGTGATTCCCGCCGCCGGTCCGGCTACCCCGGTGGGTGCTGCCGCGCAGAAAAAGGCCAATAGGATGAAGGAAATGATGAGGAGATACATGTATGGCAGATGAGACCAAGAAACTTGACCAGCTGAGGATCATCCGCGATTCGCTGGTGTTCCGATACCTTCCCAACCCGGACGACATGATCGTGAGGACACCGCGCGGGTTGCTCACCTATGACGACATGCTTGCCGATTCACGCATCGGGAGCCTGTTCCTCGACCGGCGCAACGGTACCACGAACCTGCCGGTATACATCACCGACACCGAGGACAAGCGGATCAACGAATACCGCGACCAGTACCTGACCGAGCAGCGCATGCGCAAGTTCGCCTGGTATCTGCTCACCGGGGCGCTCAAGTATGGGTTCCGCCCGGCGGAGATCCTGTGGCAGCGCGACTCCGATGGATGGCTGTACATCGACAGCCTGAAGGGCCACAATATCAACAACTACCGGTTCAACGATGAGGGCGAGATGTGGTATGTCGGTTGGGGCGACCAGCTGCTCGACCAGCCGTACAAGTGGATCGTGCACCGGGTGGAGGGAGATTCCTACAACGAACCCTACGGGGTGGCCTATATGCGCAGCGCATACTGGCCTTGGCAGTTCAAACGCCTTGGCTGGCAATATTGGCTGACCGCTACTGAGAAGTTCAGCGTTCCTTCCCTTGCAGCCCTGTTCGAGAACAGCGACCCGGCCAAGTCCCGGCAGCTTGCAGAGGAGGTGGCTGAGGCGGTGAGCCTGGTCACCAGCGGATCCGGAGGCGCGTTGGGCAATGTCAAGGAGCTGAAGCAGCTCACCATGGCCGGTGCCGTTTCCGACTTCGATGTGCTGATCAAGGCATGCGATCTGCAGATTGCCTATGCCATGACAGGCCAATCGCTTGCAACCAACGCATCGGATACCGGCACCCAGGCTTTGGGTACGGTACAGGAACGGACCAAGCAGGCTGGATATGAGAACGACGCGAGGGCTCTTGCCTACACCATGCAGCGCTTGATCGACATCTCCGTCGAGGTGAACTTCGGCAAGGATACCGATACGCCCGACTTCATGATCGACACCGGCGACTATGCCTCCTTCACTACGGTATGCCAGGCGCTCGACCGCCAGATCCCCGTATCCAAGCGGGCGCTGTACTCCCGGTATGGGATCGCCGAGCCCGATGAGGATGTCGCTGGCGATGCGTTCGTAAAACCTCTGCAGCCTATGCAGTATGGCATGGGCATGCCGGTGCCGTCGTTCGGTTCGTCTTCC